TTGTGTGCGGAGTGTGGCGCAGAGTCACTGATTTATCAAGACGGGTGTGTAACGTGTTCGTCTTGTGGTTATGCGAAATGTGGATAAAAAAATAAAAAAACACTTGACAACAAGTATAGATAGTGTTATATTAGTAACACAAACAAAGGAGAGTCACATGAGTGATGAGAAGAAGACAGTAGACCAGTACATTGAAACCTATATCAAGTCCGTTTCGGCACTTGAGGAAGCACAAGAGCCATTCAAGGAGCAACGCCGTGAGCTTCGCAAGGAGTATGAAGATCAGGGTTGGTTGTCCAAGGAGCAGCAACGACTCGCTATCAAGGCTTATCGTCTGATCAAGGATGAAGAAGATATGGAACAGCTTCTTGATTTCTACGAGAAGGTTGCAACCATTCGGCGAACGTCTTAAGGGGGGGTGCACTATGCTAGTACCATACAATAGACATTTACTGGTAGAGCTAGTGCAGGCGGAAGATAGGGGTGAGGCAGTTGTGCTGATCCCCGACTCTTCCATCCCTAAGCCTGCCTATTCTTTGGTTAAACTTTTAAACGTTGCGCCTGATTGTGAAAAGTTCAACGGCGAGGTTGGTTCAACTCTGCTCGTTAACACCAATATGGTGGAAGAGATCTCTGTTGCTGGATCAAGTTATAATTTAATTCTTGAGAACCACGTTGTGGGTCTATACTACGAGGACGGTACGGGGGAATAATGAATGGGATTATCCGAACTAATATGTGCCGCAATCATTTCCATTGGGATGCCTCAAGCAAACTTTGCTTGTGAGCATATGGACTTAGTTGTAAGTGCCTCGCAAGAAAACGACATAAGACCAGAAGTGTTGGTTGCGTTGATTCACGTTGAGAGTCGCTGGACTCCAACGGCGGTCAGTCATGCCAATGCTTGTGGTCTTACACAAGTGATTCCAAAGTGGACCGGGGGCAGAGCCTCTCGCAACATTCGGTACACTTGTGAGGAATTACAGAATCCTGTCATTTCAATAGTTGCCGGTGCGACCATCTTCAACCACTGGCTACATAGGTACGGGCGTTGCTCAAGTGGCAACTGCCGACGACCACACTACATGGTTGGCTTGTGTGGATACAATGCCGGATACCGATGCCGAGGCGACAACCCAAATCGTTTCGGTATGCACTACGCCAGAACAGTTTTAAGAAAAGCTAGACAAATTGAATCAGCAATGCGGAGAATTGAAAATGCAAACAGGCAGAATAGAAGTCAGCGATGATGGTGAGTTGTTTACCGATGAGTTGGTTATTGGCTGCACAATGGAGTCAATGCTTTTTGCGGATGAATACAACATCCCGGTGGTCTATAATCAGTTGAACTCGCCACACTTCTTTGAGGAGACTTCTCTTCAGGAATATGCGGAGTTGTGTTTTTATCTTTCAATTCAGGGTTTGAGTCCGTTTGGTGATATGCCAGAGAGACTCCGGTTGGATGTTGAGGATGATTGCCTTTCAGTGTTTTGTGGACCGAAGTCGTATAAAATTTATTACAACAAGGCTTATGTCTTTTCGGATAAAGATCTTACGGGTTTGCCAGAACCGTCCGTTAAAAATAAAAGTTATAAAGTTCTTGACTGGCTGGATGTCACTTGTGAATCTGGAGATTTTGATACGATACAATCTGATTCGGAGTTCGTCAGCAGCGTGCATTTTTACCCTAGCTTGAGAACACCCTTGCAGGGGTACAGTGATGCTGTCGCTGTCTCCTATATGAATAAGAAACAGTTATCTAATCCCGACTGGGCTGATTCTTATGTGCGTCTTAAGGCTATTAACCTTATGTCATCTGTCGGCATCCGAGGCGGTAGCAACGGACCTGACCGACATAGGCGACTGGAAGTGAGCCACTCCCACAGAGAAATTATTCCAATTAATAAAAATACCTACCCAGAGATTCCGAACGTGGAGTTCCGTTGATTGATTCGGTTAACAAATCAGGGTTGAATTCATTTCACCTTGCAGGAATCGTGCCAATTGCAGGTCAACCTCTTGAGTTTGGCTTCCCTTGGCACCCTTCCTTGAACCCTCTTGATGTAGACTATCTTGCTATTGAAAGGGCGGTTTATGAATGTGCAATGGTTGGATGTGAGACAATTTGGATTGTTTGCCACAGGGAGGTTCAACCTCTCGTCAAGAAGACTGTGGGAGAGTGGATTGTGGATCCTTGTTCGGGTCAGGGACCGTTCGGCACCGACACAATCCGCCGAGTGCCCATTTATTATGTACCAATCCACCCGAAGGATCGTGAGCGGCGAGATTGTTTGGGCTGGTCTGCTCTTTACGGTGCCCTGTCTGCGTATTGGGTGAGCCGAAAGATGAGCAAGTGGCTTATCCCGGACATGTATTATACGGCGTTCCCATATGGAGTGTATCCGGTTGAGTTTTTGCGAGGGCACCGGCGAGAGATTTCCAGTCGGAAAAAATTTTTATTGAAAAGCGAGGGTAAGACGATTAAAGATGGTTTGCCCTTGGGGTTTACATTTGACGGAGAAGATTTTAAAAATTGCAGGAGGATTGTCAGGGCGGAAAGTATTAATATGTTCGGTCCCGACGGCAAAAAACTCCCTATGAAAAAAAGATACACTGCACGTCACTTTCCTCTTGACAAAGTATTTGAAGGTGTTATAATAGGGGAGAATTCAAAGTCGGTAGAAGTGCCGTGGTTTTATGATATATCCACATGGTGTGGGTACAAAGAATACATTGCGTCAGGTAAAAAGCTTGACAAGTATGAGGAGATGAAGTATAATGAGTGGAGAACTATTGATTGGAACCCCTGCCCCGAAGAGGGTGATGTGCCAGAACAAGATTGAACGAGGCTATGAAGAAATGTCTTATCACGACAAGGAAAATGCAGGGTTTCCACTCCGATATTACGATTTATCTATAGATCAAAAGTTTTTTGTTGACAATCTGTTTGAAACTTGCTATAATGTAGTTACTACAGAGTCAGAGGTTCAGGAAGAGATTGAGAACCTCAAAGATTTGGTCAAAGAGATACAGAATTCAACCACAGTAATTTATAATTCAATTAGAGGTCATTAATGCAAGATAGAAAAACACCGTCAATCCCCTTCGTAGGTCTGCACGCTCACAGTGTAGCAGGTTCCCCGTTTGACGGGCTTGGGTTCCCGCCAGAACATATGGAGTTCGCTTACTCCAATGGTATGAATGCTTTGGCACTAACAGATCACGGCAATGCTAACGGCTTGTCGTATCAGGTTCTTCATGCAAAGAAGATGCTCGCCGAAGGCAAAGACTTTAAGCCGATCTTTGGCGTTGAGGCTTACTTCGTCCCGTCCATCTCCGAATGGAAGGAAGAGTATGACCGTCAGATGTTGGAGAAGAAAGGTCGTGGGTCTAAAACCAAGGGCGAGAGTCAAGGCACTGTTGTTGAGACAGAAGAGCGCAAGAACAACGATATTCTTAAGCGTCGCAGGCACCTAATTCTCTTGGCGCAAGATCAACAAGGTCTAAACAATATTTTCAGCTTGATCTCTAAGTCGTTCAAGCCGGAGAACTTTTATCGCTTCCCACGAGTAGATTATGAACTCCTCTCACAGCACTCTGAAGGGGTCATTGCAGCCTCGGCTTGTCTTGGTGGCGTGTATGCAGGTGATATGTGGGAGAACCGTGAGGACGGCGACGAGGCTGTCTTAAACGCAATGCGTGAAACCACAGATCGTATGCAAGCTGTCTTCGGTGACCGTTGGTATGGAGAGCTTCAGTGGAATGCGATTCCAGAGCAGCACGATCTTAACGAGTATGTTATTCAGGTTGCTAAAGAAAAGAACATGGAGCTTATCTCCACGGCTGACAGCCATTATCCATCTCCTGATGCTTGGAAGGATCGCCTTCTATATAAGAAGCTTGGTTGGCTTGGTAAGGGTGGGGAGATAGACACAGAGCTTCCGGTTGATGTAGAAGAAGTTGGTTACGAACTTTATCCAAAGAATGGTGAGCAGATGTGGGAGGGGTATAAACAATATTCTGAATCCCTCGGTCGTGAGTATGACGATGACTTGGTGATGCGCTCTATTACGAACACACACGCTATTGCATTTGATCGTATTGACTCTTTTCTCCCGGACAACACCGTACGTTTACCGTCTTTCGTTGTACCCGAGGGTATGACCGATGACGAAGCTCTACGCCGATTCTCTGCTGATGGTTTGCGCACGGTCGCAAGCTCCTCTAATTTGTCTGAAGAGCAGACACTTGAATATGTTGAGCGTCTAAAGTATGAGCTAGGTGTCATCGCAGACCGAGGCTTCAGTAAATATTTTCTCACAATGAAAGCTATTTCTGATATGGCGACCGAACGTCAGCTTGTCGGTCCCGGTCGTGGCTCTGCCGCTGGTTCTCTCGTGTCTTATGTCTTGGGGATTACACAGGTAGATCCGATCAAGTATGGCTTACAGTTTGAGCGTTTCCTCACGAAGACTGGTTCGGGGTATCCTGATATTGATTACGACGTGGCGAACCCTATGGGCTTGAAGGAAGAGCTTATTGAGGAGTGGGGTGAGAACACCGTTGTTCCGATCTCCAACTGGAATACACTCCAGCTTCGGTCACTGATTAAGGATATTTCAAAGTTTTATAATATTCCCTTCACCGAGGTCAACGCTGTTACAGGCAAGATGATCTTTGAAGCAACACCGCTTGCCAAGAAGAAACATGGCATCACAGCAGGTGTGTATGCTCCGACTTGGGAAGAGGTCATTGAATACAGCAAGAGTCTCAAGGGGTTCTTGACGCAGTATCCACAGGTTGAAACTCACGTTAAGCGTCTGGTTGGTCAGACTCGCTCGTGCTCTCGTCACGCAGGTGGCGTTGTGGTTGCGGAGGATCTAGACAAACACATGCCCTTGATTTATTCAGGTGGTGTGCGTCAGACACCTTGGTCCGAGGGAATGAACGTCCGACACCTTGAGCCGATGGGTTTTATTAAATTTGATATTCTTGGTTTGGCTTCCCTTCGTATGATGGATGGTGCGATTACTCATATCCTCAAGCGTCATCACGGCATTGAGGAGCCTACGTTTGAGCAGGTGTCAAATTATTATAATACTAAACTCCACCCAGATGTTATTGACCTGAACGACGCAGAGGTTTATAAAAATATCTTTTGCGATGGTCGCTGGGCTGGCATCTTCCAGTTCACTGAATCTGGTGCGCAGAGTTTCTGTAAACGTGCTCAACCTGAAAACATTATTGACTTGGCGGCTATTACATCAATCTTCCGTCCGGGTCCACTGTCTGCAAAGGTTGATAAAAATTATGTAGCATCAAAGAAGGCTCCGGATACGATTGATTACCCTTGCGATGAGTTCCAAGAAGTCACTGAAGAGACCTATGGTTATCTGATCTTTCAAGAGCAGATTGCATCTCTTGCACACAAGCTTGGCGACAACATCTCTCTAGACGAGGGCAATATGCTTCGTAAGCTTCTCACGAAGAAGGGCACAGGCAAGGGGCATGAGGTTAAAGACGCTATCTTTGATAAGTTTGTCAGGGGTTGTGAACAGAAGGGGTTAGAAGAGTCTCAAGCGCATCGCCTCTGGGAGACCTTTGAGTACTTCTCTGGCTATGGCTTCAACAAGTCTCACGCCGTGTCATACTCTATACTTTCTTACCAGTGTGCGTGGTTACTGAATTACTATCCAGCAGAGTGGATGGCTGCTTTCTTGGACAAGGAACCGGAGAGTCGTAAGGAGAAGGCTCTGAACATTGCCAAATCTCAAGGCTTTAAGATGAAGCCACTTGATGTTAATACATCTGGACGGGTGTGGGAGATTAGCGAGGATGGGAAAACCCTTGTCCAGCCGTTGACCGCCATTAAAGGCTTGGGAGATTCTGCAATGCAGCAGATTCTCAATCATAGACCATTCAACAGTGTTGAAGAGTTTCTCTTTAACGAGGACATCCTCTATTCTAAGCTCAATAAGAAAGCTGTAGATGTTCTTACCCGTAGTCAGGCTCTTAATTGTTTGCTGGACGAAAGGTTCTCGGGATTGAAGCACTTCTGGTCTGCTGTCGCCGTTGACCGACCCAAGAGCAAGAAGAAGCTTTTGGAGAACATTGAGAAGTATGCGCCCGAGGGAGACTTTGATGATCAGGAGAAGATTGAGTACCTCGTCCACTTGACAGGCTCTTTTCCGATGTCTCTTGTTTTGACAGACCAAGTTATGAGCAGTCTAGAACAGCACAATATCCCTCCGCTCGGAGAGTTTGATCCAGAGTTGGGAGTTGCGTGGTTTATTCCTCGTGAGATTGTACCAAAGAAGACTAAGCATGGTAAGGTTTATTGGATTGTCACCACGACAGATTTAAGTGGGGCAAACTGTAAGATTAAGTGTTGGGGTATTGACCCGAATCGTGATATTTTACACACCAATAGACCATATATGGCTAAACTTGAATATAGCGAACAGTGGGGCTTTAGCACTAGAAGCTTGCGCCACAACTTTAAGTTACTTGCATAAATGAGATTTTTAAAATTTTTTTGCCGGTAATTTTTTGAAATTTAACTTTACAAATGAGTGAAAGTATCATATACTAATTAAAAGGAGAAAACATATGATTATTGAATATTACAGAACCCACCAACACGTAGTGCCACCAATGCGCTCAAATCCGAGCGACGCTGGTCTTGACGTGTTCTATTCACCAGAGGTGCCAGAACCTATAGAGATTCAACCCGGAGAAAGTGCACGTTTGGCTACTGGACTCCGTTTTGGCATCCCACATGGTTATATGCTACAGGTGATGAACCGCTCGTCAATGGCTTCTAAGAAAAATCTGGTTGTTGGTGCACATTGTGTTGACAGCGGCTATGACGGTGAAGTGTTTATTGATATGCACAACATCGGAACTGAAATGCAGGTAATTGAGCCCGTGGCAAAGATTGCACAAGTTGTGCTTGTACCTGTTGTGAGCTTTCGTGCTCTAGAAACCAAAAGTCCCGATTTGTATGACTGGGCACCAATCACCATCTCTGACCGAGGTGCTGGCGGGTTTGGCTCTACAGGAGGTTGATATGGGCGGAATGAAACGCAAAATTGAGCGCAAAAAGATTAAAAACGCTGAAAAAGAGATGAAACAGAAGATGGGAATGTTTGACAAACTTGATGACGAGTGTTTAAACTGTCAGAAAGGGTTTGACAAGAAGGACCGTTCTATGGTGGAATCTTGGAGAGTAGTGGTGAGAAAGAGCGAGAATAAAGTAAACTTGTACTGCCCAGATTGTTGGGATTTCGCACAAAAGATTGTAAAGGAGGCTCTTGGTGGACAAGACAACAATGAAGACAATGTTTAGTTCTAAGTCTAATGAGTGGGAGACCCCTCAAGACTTTTATAACAAACTCAATGAAAAGCACGGCTTTACGCTTGATCCCTGTGCATCGCACACATCTGCAAAGTGTATAAAGTATTATACGGCGGAAGATGATGGTCTTGAGCAAGATTGGGGCGGTGAAGTGGTGTTCATGAATCCACCTTACGGTCGTGAAATTAAGAACTGGATCAAGAAGGCTTATAGCGAGAGTCGTAAAAGTAATACGACTGTTGTTTGTCTAATCCCTGCTCGTACTGATACGAAGTATTGGCACGAGTATTGCATGAAGGCTCACGAGGTTAATTTTGTAAAAGGTCGTCTCAAATTTGGCGACAGCAAGAACAGTGCACCGTTCCCGTCGGCTGTAGTGGTGTTCAAACCAGACCACACTGCGATCTTCGGTGGAAACTATCCAAAGGTGTATACTCTCAACAAGGAGGGAGTGAAGTGCAACACCCACGAATAGGCGAAGCTCTGACGTACCAAGACGTTTTGCTGGTGCCTCAATATAGTGATATAACTTCCCGTAAAGAGGTGGTTTTGTCGTCTTCGTTGGATGACAGTTTGGTCTTAGAGTTGCCGATTATCGCCAGCCCGATGGACACTGTTTCTGAAGCTATGATGGCATCAGCGATGTCTGACCTTGGGGGCATGGCAGTCATTCACCGGTACAACACACCAGAAGAGCAAGCTCAAATGGTGATGGATTCCCAAGCGACAAACGTCTCGGCGGCAATTGGGATGAGCGGTGACTATAAGCACCGTGCTGAACTTTTGGTAGAGTCTGGAGTCAATGCTTTGTGTGTAGATGTTGCACACGGTCATCACTCATCAATGAGAGAAGTTCTCTTGTGGCTTAAGGATAATTGTGGAGATGTTCACATCATCGCAGGTAACGTTGCAACTCGTGACGGCTTTGACTCGCTGGCTGACTGGGGGGCAGACTCTGTTCGTTGTAACATCGGCGGAGGAAGCATTTGCACGACTCGTGTACAGACAGGTCACGGTGTTCCGGGGCTTCACACTATTTTTGATTGTTCTACTTCTGTTAACGCTGGTAATGTTAATATCATTGCCGACGGTGGCATTCGGAATTCTGGAGATATCGTCAAGGCTCTTGCAGCCGGAGCGGATTTTGTGATGTTGGGTTCACTCCTAGCAGGTACAGATGAAGCTCCGGGCGATGTCTTTGAAGATGCCACAGGTAAGCAATTTAAATCTTATCGTGGGATGGCAAGTCGTGACGCACAGGTTGACTGGCGTGGCACAGTAGGAACCCCTGAAGGTGTTGCGAGCGTGGTTCCTTACCGTGGTTCTGTTCACGTTATCGTTGACCAGATTGCAGGCGGTATGAGGAGTGGTTTTTCTTATTCAGGGGCACGAAATATCCGCCAGTTGCACTCTAAAGCACGATTTATTAGACAAACTGGTGCCGGTCAGATGGAAAGCTCGGCGCACATTCTAAAGAGGTGATTGAATGCCCGAATACGGCGAAGAAAAGAAAAAAATTGTTTTTGATTCATCCGGCAAGAAGCACGCCGAATTTAAGGTCAAACTACAGTATGATGGTCTTGGTCAGGGGGAGTTTTTTAGAGAAGTAGTTTCGGCTTATTTGTCAGAAGAGCCAGAGTTTATGAATTTTGTACATGCACTCAAGGAGCGTATTGAAGTGCAGGATAAACGACAACGAGAGGTTGTCAAGAAGGAGCGTAGTATGTCAGAGGTTAATAAAAAAGATTTTGCCCTTACCAGCGACGAGGTAGAGAGCATTTTTGATCTTCTAGAAAGGGAGACAGGATTATGAGAGAATGTAGTAAGACGTGTATGAAGTTGGAAGTCTCTTGCCCAGTCAATGACTGTAGGATGTGGATTGAACATGAGGGAGATCTGAATTGTACATTTGTTGCGATTGAAAATAACGATGGGAAACCCATGACCTTGCGTCAAACCGCTGAACGCATCGGGGTTAGCTTCCCGAGGATTAAACAGATTGAAGACGGGATGTTTGTAAAGTTGCGAAAACGATTTGAGGATTATAAGTAGCAAATTTAATAAATATCGTGGCTTTTCGCCAGCGACAGACTATTTATAAATTGAAAGGCACTTTCTGTATATGTGCCAATTAACTAACTATTTTAGGAGAGAGTAAAAATGAGCAAGAATACTAAAGGAACTATCCTTAACGAGAATACGATCCGTAGGTTTATGAAGTTGGCGGCTATTGAGCCACTTACAGAAAACTACCTTGACCAGTTTAATGAGGAAGAAGATGAGATGGCACCCGCTGAAGAGCCAGCAATGGACGACATGGGTGCTGAAGAACCAGCAATGGATATGGAAATGGGTGCTGAAGAACCTGCTGCTGAAGAAGGAGCCGCTGCTGCCGTTCCCCAAGAAGCTGTAGAGGAAATTGTAGCCGCTATCGCATCCGCTGTAGAAGAGGTTACGGGAACTCCTGTTTCATCTGAACCTGCTGACGACATGGCTGCTGCTGAAGAGCCTGCTATGGACGCAGAGGCTCCTGCTGATGATCTAGCAGAACCTGCTGGTGAAGAAGAAGAAGCACCGGCAACGAGGTACGAGGGCAAGAAGGGTGTAAATCCTTTTGCAGACAAGGAAGATAAAGAGGACGAAGACGAATCCGACGAGGATGTTGAAGAGGCTCTTATTAAGCGAGTGGCGCAACGAGTTGCTGAACGACTCACTGCACGAAAAAACAAGTAATTACTTGACTCTCTTAGTTACAGATCGTAAATATTAATATTCCTAATCGCCGTCTTGCAATATAGTGGGGCGGCGATTTGTATTTGAAAGGAGTGTCGGTTTGGAAATTTCTATTTTTTTAGGTTTTTTTGCAGGATATGTGGTTGGCAACGTGTTCTCTAGACTAATTAAGTTTAGGGAGCAGAAGCAAGCAATCACTATGGCACAAATACAATCACTAAGACTAATGTCCAACAGTGTTGTTCACTATGGAACACTACGCCAGTGGCACAACAACGTTGCTATCGGCATGGACGATATTAAGAAAAAAGCTATTGAAAGAATGACCGCTGGAATCAAGACTGATTCGGGGGTTATTTCTTTTTCAGATGCCGAAGTACGAGAACTGGAAGAGTTCTGGAAGAGCGACTGCGAGCAAGAGCTAAAAGGTGTTTGGAACACTTTTGAGTGGGATTTTAATAAATTTAAAGACGCATCAGTTGCGTTGATCGCAGAGGGTTCGTCTGAATATGGTAAGCCACCTTATGGCAACTGGAGAGAGGCTATGCAGTGGTTGGGTATGTTTGAACTTGCGCTGATGCAGAAAGAGAAAGAGCGACAAAAATCGGAGGAAGAGAAAAATGAAGCTTGAGGATGAAAATATTTTAAATGTCGGAGAACTAAAAGAATTGATTTCCGAAGAGAGAAAAAAGCAGAGACTTGTCAAGAAAGGGTTTCTGTTAGAGACACCAGAGGATCTTGAAGAAGCATCTTCTTTACGTAAAGAGCGACACGCTTTCAAAGCCGTGTTTTTGTTCGGTCCTGCCGGTTCTGGCAAGACGTTTATCTCAAACCAAGTGGGTCTTCCAAAGGTTGAGGATGGAAACAAGGGGTTCTCAACGGTAAACCCCGATCAGAGAATTGAAGATGTTTTCCCTTCTTTCGGTGTCACTATGAAGTTCGCATCTGGTGAGGGCAACGAAGAGTTGGAGAAACTACAGCAGGGTATGCGTGGGATTCTACAAAACGCCTCACAGCAACATACCCATAACTTGATTACAAAGGCGAAGCCATTGATCTTTGACACTACTGGCGAAGACGTTAAGAAGATGATGAAGAGGGTCAAGTCTCTACAAAGTATTGGGTACAAGGTCGGCGTTCTCATGGTCAATGTCCCACCTGACGTGTCGGTAGAAAGGGACAACAATAGGGCTAGGACTGTTGGTGCTGATCGTACGAAAGACATTAGTAATACCTATCAACAAGCCGTTGTACAAGAGCGAGGCTACTTCAAAGCATTGCGGGGAACTGGTGCTACAGTGTTTGGTGGTGATATTTATCCAAACTTGTTTAACTTGAGCACAAATACTCTACTTAAGGGTATATCTCCAGAACACGTCAAGGCGATGGGTAACCCAACACCAGAGGCTGCAAAGGCTCTGTTGGACAATATTAAAAAAGATGTGCAAATGTTTTTGAGCCCAGATTCACCATTGACAGCCCACGGTGAAGCTATTAAGGCTGCGATGTTGAAGATGATTCAGATTACTGGGGGTAGAAACGGTCAGAACATGCTTGATATTGAAATGTACTGGTCCGATGCTTTCCGTGAAGAATATCCTGAAGTTGTTGGCGACAAACACATTGAGCAGGCAGCGAAATATCTTTCGTGGCTCGGTGGAGCAGAACCATCGGCTAAAAAGGCAAATCGTTCAAGGAAGGACATTGGTGATGACACTGTACGGGATATGACGGGAAACAGGAACCCAACAAAAATGGGTCAAATGGTTCCGGGAACTGACACCGAAGAAAACCCACAGGGTCGCAACCGAAGGTGGCAAGAGAGTGAACAGAAATTGGTCTCCGATGTAATTCGTGAGGCTGTTTTACAGATCAAGAAAGATCTTGGTAAATGATGCTGTGCAAAGTTCGGAGTCTGAATATATTATCCAGAAGGTTATGGAAAACCTCAAGGAACGGTTTATGGAGGAGGAAGATAATGTCGTCAAGGCAGAGAAGTTCTTTCTCGTCTGGTCCGTCGTCCGAGACGTTGTTCAGAGAAAGTTTTCTGGAGAGTTGGACGACGAACAGTGTCGGGCATACTTTGTTTATGTTGAGAAGTTTCTCAAAGGTGAGGTAGAAATGTTTTGGGAAGAAGGCGTGGTTAAAGTAAAGAGAAAGACTAATTACGAAGAAGAGCGCAAAAAGGCTTTAGAGTCGTTACGTTCAGCATACGAAAAAATGTTAGGTACACCAGACCCTGACACCAATAAAGAGGAGTAAGTTGTGGTATTTTTAATTAACGAAGAAGAGGAAATTATTTTGGAAGAGTCGGAAGACAAGACCGAAAAAAAGAAGAGAGCACCTCGTAAAAAGAAGGTCGCTGAAGAACCCGCTGAAGAAGAAGCTGAAGAGTCAGAGGAATCTTCTGGAGAGCTTCCGGGTGGACTGATTGAGGAGCAGATGCCACAGGTCATTGTGTTGTCCCCACCAGCAGCGCAGGCAGAAGAGAAGCCAAAGGTCCGAGTCATCGGTCTTATTGGAAATGTGGATGAGGATCGTGCTGCGGAAATTATCTACGGTATGCTCTTGATGCAAAAGACTAGTAAGAAGCAGGTTCTTGTAGATGAGGAAGATCCATCTAAAGGTGTAGAGTCAATCTGCGAACCTTTTGACATGATCATCTCAACGTTTGGTGGTTCTGCTTTTGAGATGCTTGGGATCTATGATATGATGAGGAAGACGAGAGAAGAGTGTGAGATTGGTACCCACGGCGTGGGGAAGGTTATGAGCGCAGGCGTTCTCTTGTTGGCTGCTGGTACGAAGGGGAAACGTAAGATTGGCGAGAACTGCCGAGTTATGATTCACAGCGTTATCGGGGGCTCCCACGGGGCTATTCATGATTTAGAGAACGAGATGGAAGAAATCAAGTGGATGCAAGATAGATACATTTCAATCTTAGCTAGAGAAACTGATATGACTGAAAAGTATATTAAGAACCTCTTGAAACGCAAGGTGAACGTTTACCTCAACGCAAAAGAGGCTGTAGAGTTAGGTATTGCAGACATTATTGTTTAAGGTGGGTAAAGATGAGTATTGTAGACAAATATTTTTATAATCAGGCTTCTTCGGAAAAGCTTGGCTGGGAGCCATCTTGGTTCGGCGCAGCAGATTTTGAGGATGACCTGATTAAGAAGATCAGGGGCTTTCAGAGGAAACACGGGCTAACGCCCGATGGTCTCTGTGGTCCCGGTACTTATCGCCGCATCTTTACAGAGCGTCAATCTGATACAGATTTGATCAAGCCAGAGGTACAATCCAGTACAGATAATTATATTATTTGTAATAGTAAAAAGGTTCCAATTAATTGGGGCAAGGTGGTTCTGTGGGATGATCAAGGCGGCTTGGGGTGTAAGGAGGGTACATACTCTTCTTATGCTGGCAAGGAAGAGCGCAAGGTTACAATGTTTGTTAACCATTGGGATGTTTGCTTGTCTGCGGAGTCTTGTGCAAAAGTAATTGCCAAGCGTGGAATTAGTGTTCATTTTAATATTGACAATGATGGGACAATCTATCAGTTGCTGGACACCCAGCACGCAGCTTGGCAAGCGGGTAATAGAACCGTGAACCACTGTTCTGTTGGCGTTGAGATTAGTAACGCTTATTATCAAAAGTATCAAAGCTGGTACGAGAAGAATGGTTTCGGACCCAGACCCCTGTGGGACGATGTAGAGGTACATGGGCGCAAGCTTAAGCCTTTCTTGGGGTTCTATGATGTGCAGATGGAAGCAGCCGCTGCTTTGTGGAAAGCAATTCACGAAGCTTATGGTATGCCATTGGAGTGTCCTACTGGCGACGACGGAAAAATGCTGACAACCGTAGATCCAAAGGTTCCTTCTGGCGAGTTTGAGGGTGTGGTACACCACTTGCACGTTACGAAGCGTAAGATTGATGCGGGAGGGTTTCCTATTGATGAGTATTTGGAGAAAATCAAATGAGCACGAGATCAAAAAAATACAACCTCCAGTCACGAATTAATAGAACAGAAGCCATTTATGGTGCGCTGGATGAGGCTGCTTATGAAGGCAATCTCGGGATGGTTGAAGTCGCAAAGTTCTACATGAACGCAGACGACAGTCAGATTCAAGAGTTCGAGACAGAGTTAGATAATGGAAACGAGACAGAAGCTTGGGACATTGTTCAGAGATTCCACGGTGTGGATCTGGTCGGCATTGGTAGTGACCAACCCAGCACTCGTGCACAAACGGTTGCCGGTCAAATTGATGAATATTATAATAAAAAGAGCAACAAGAAAGCCTTGACATACGAGCTTCTTTATGAGATGGTCAAAGAGGTGTATCTCACTGAAGCAACGACTTCTTATGAAATAGCAAATGAGTTTATTACCAAGGCTATCAATGCTCTCAAGGGACAGTTTCCAGATTTATCGGCAAAGAAAGAGACAGTGAAGAAGGTGGAACGAGTTATCGGCTTTAATAATGTTGGTAACCGCTACGTCAGAGCAGATTTCCTTGGTCCCTTGAGCAGAGAGGCTGAACGACAAGGGTATGAACTGGACGCTTCTTACGATTCAAAAGACACGACTCTCCCTAGAGGGTTTTGGCTAAAGAAAGGCGGCAAAAGGGTCACAAATAAGTTGGGCATTTCGCAGGGCGGAGCCGCTTCCGGCGAGGCTACAAAGTTTGAAAAAAACCTTATTGTTGCGCTAAACAACGCTGAACTAGACCTGAAAGCACAGATGTCTTACGGTGAGAAAAACTTTACAGACCCAGATACAGGCAAGCCGCAGATCAATACCGACGAAAGATATCAGAAGTCTGCGATGGATATAGCCGACGTTTTACGGAACCTGACCAAGCCCAGTGGCGATAAAGGGCGTGAAACAACTAAGGCACTGCCTCAAGGTGGAACGTTTTTCCCCGCATCCGGAGGCAGGGCTACCGGTACTTTAACAGAGCCGTATCTGAAGTGGGGAGCCACGAGTGAGGAGTCAAAGGCAGATCTTTTGTGGCAAGCTGACGCATCGAAAGACCAGATTGGCGTGAGCGTGAAAAAGGTTGAAGATGCCCAGTTCATGTCAACCCAAGGTCCAGAGTGTGCAGCGGTGTTTGATGTTGTCGCCAAAGAGATGAATATCGCCCCAGAGCTTGAGGGGCATATGGAAAACTTTCTTAAGCAACTACGGCGTGCCATGACTCCAGATGGTGGATCCACCGTTGATAAGGAATTAAAAGACCTTGGTAAAGAATATGCTGCCGCTGAAAAACCCGACGTAGGTGATTCGCAGTATTCTACAGATGCCGGTGACGAAGAATTGTTGTCAAAGGTCAGCCAGTTGGCTGATGAGTATAGAGATGCAGCGATTCAAAATGTTTATAAAGCCGTTGAAGAACTCCCACCAGATGCCTCGGAAGAGGACATTGAGAAGCATAAGAACAAGTCTCCTTTCAAGAGCGGTGGGTATAACTTTGTTGTGCCTGAACTGCAAAAGAGAATTGGCGAGCTAGAGTCGAAAGGCAAGTTGACAAAAAAGCAACAGGCTGAATTGAACAAACTTCAGAGAGCGTTGAAGATTGCCAGCCACGGTGCAAACAAGGACATCGGAAACTTCACCAAGGGTATGGCATACCCCTTCCGAGATGAGGTGCAAAAACAAGTTCAAGCTGTATACGCTCGTTGTGTAGATGGTGACGAGGAGGCTTGCAGGCTCAAGGGTGAGCTTGAAAAGAATTTTGGCACCAAATCGGCATCAAAGAAGGATCCGAGCAGGGTTGATTCAGAGTCCTCAAAAGTGGTATTCCAGAAGTTGTTGACAAATCTTGTTGGTCTAGATTGTCAGAGCAGTTTAAGCCCAGTCGGTAAAGCCATGTTAAACTCTGTAATGGGCAACGTGGCAACTAGAGCAGAAAGCAGCTTTGTTGAACTTGCGAACAACTTGCAGACTGTTTTTGAAAATCCAGCGTTCAGACAAGGGGTCGTGAAAGAGGGACTTACTGGTGACGGCAAGTTTGAAGATGAATCAGCAAAAGCATACGCCATTTTAAAGTGGAGTATTGGCAACCCTCAAACTTCAGGCTGGGAAGATATGCGAAACGGCGGAAGCTGGGACGATTCTTATTTTCTAAAGAAAGCTGCGGATTTGAAACTCGGCTTTCGTGATCGAGGCGACGGCAGAGGCTTTGCTCTCCGAGGTGACGCAGCATCAAAAGCTGCGTGTGGAGAAATTAAAGAAGAACTGTTTACAGGTTTTGATTGGTCCGAAATTCATGAATATAAATTTACTGAAGATGAGGAGCAGCAAATTGTTGAACAAGCTGCTGTGCTTTCCGAGGCGATTATCGGAGATCAGGTTCTCGTTGAAGGCTGGCTCGGCGATTTAGTAGATAAGGGGCTCGACATCGCAAAGAAAGGCGCAGACTGGGTTAAGAAAGCTTTTAATGAAGTTGTGAAGTATGCAACGGAAGCTTTAACTCGTTTAGGCAACTGGCTGAAGAAGCTGTTACAAGAAAGTTTTTCTAAATTTATGAGAGTCATGGGTTTTAATACCACAGAGATGGCAGTTGAAATCCAAAACAATTAATTTAATCCTTTACAAACACACTAGGTTGTGTTATATTATATTATACAAAACCATACATATTGGAGGTATTCGTGAGCAAGGTTTATAGTAGTAATTCTACACTTAATGAGAAGATTCTAAAGGGCGTGGATACGTTGGCAGACAACGTAGCAGCCACACTGGGACCAAAGGGCAGAAATGTCATTTTGAAAACAAAGGAAGGAAACCCAGTGATTACCAAAGACGGCGTGACCGTCGCAAAGTTTGTTGAGCTTGACGACCCATTTGAGAATTTGGGTGCGCAAGTTATCAAGCAAGCTTCCCAAGTAACAAATAGCAACGCAGGTGATGGTACAACCACCGCCACGGTCCTTGCCCGTGAGATTGTCCGGAAGGCACAGAAGTATATTGCTGCTGGTGCTTCTCCGGTAGAACTCAAGCGAGGTATGGATGAGGCTACAGAGGTGATTCTGGACGCTCTCACTGAAATGTCTATCCCTATCCGAAGCGAATCAGAAGTAGCCAACGTAGCTACCATTTCTGCCAACGGTGATGCCAAGATTGGATCTCTTATCGCTATGGCGGTTGACCAAGCAGGCAAGGACGGCGGCATCTCTATTGAAGCGGGTAAGTCTATGCAGACCACCCTTGATTTGGTTGAGGGGTTCCGGTTTGACTCTGGATACATCTCATCTTCGTTTGTCACAGATGAGCGTCTAGGTCGCATGAAGTATCGTGAGCCATACATTCTTGTTGCGGAAAGCAACATCTCCGCTGTTGAAGACTTGCTCCCCACCTTAGAGCAGGTTGCACGAGAGGGCAAGCCCCTCGTAATCGTCGCAGAGAACGTAGAGGGTCAAGCCCTTGCTGCCCTCATCATGAACACTGTTCGTGGAAATATGAAGGTTGCAGCAGTCAAGGCTCCTATGTATGGAGACGAGCGACGAAACATTATGCGTGACCTCGCATTGAGCACTGGCGCAACGTTTGTATCTAGGGAGACAGGTCTACAACTTAAAGATGTAAAACTTGAACACTTAGGTATCGCTAAGAGCATTGAGAGTACAAAAGGTTCAACAGTAATTATTGATGGTTCGGGCGATTTGGACGAGGTTGATAAAAAGATTGAACTTCTTAAGACTGAAATGTCCGAAATTAAAGATCTGCACGAGGCTGAAAAAACCCAAGAGCGTATTACTCGCCTTGCAAGTGGCGTAGCTATTATCCGAGTCGGCGGTACAACCGAAGTGGAGATGGTTGAAACAAAGCATCGCATTGAGGATGCCCTCTCTGCTGTTAAGTCAGCACAAGAGGAAGGTATCGTTCCCGGTGGCGGCGTTGCGCTGTTGCGAGCATCTGCATCACTCGCAGATTGCCGATGTGAAGATCCAGACCGACAAGCTGGTGTTGATATCATCCGGCAGGCAGTTTGTGGTCCTCTCCGCCAAATGGCTCTTAACTCGGGGGAAAGCCCAGATCTTGTTATTTCGGCAGTCTGCTCGGAGCAGGGCAATGTGGGCTTCAATTTCGCCACCGGCAAGCTTGAAGACCTACTTGAGTCTGGAGTCATTGATCCGGCAAAGGTTACAAAAAATGCACTGCAAAATGCTGTTTCCGCAGCAGGAACACTGCTTACAACAAATCACGCAATTGTTGAGGTTGAATAGGTTTGTAGCCGACTAATTATAAGTCGGAGGGGTAAGCCATGTCAAATGAATTAGAAAAAGTGCTGGGTCAGATTTCAGCACAGATGGAAGCGATAGAGGAAAAGTTTGAGCAAAAGACTAAAACCCTTTCTTCGCACCCATCTCAAAATGGAGGCTGGAGTAGACTAGAGAGTTCGCTAGAGCGTATTGAAGCGCAAGTCACCGCTATTGATATTTCACTAAACGACCCAAATACTGGAGCTATTGCAAAACTCAACGATCAAATCGCTTGGCGTGGCAGAGTTGACCCTATCTTAGATGATAATCGTAAGCAGGACGAGAGGATTTTAAAACTTGAGTTGCAGATTGGTGTCTACAACAAGATCACTTGGGCACTTGGTTTAAGTACTCTCGGTCTGCTGGCAAAAGCTTTTATGGGCTTACTCATAAGTGTCTGAAATCACTAATCTTTAAAAAATAAAAAACATTGATAAAATACTTGACAAACAGGTGATTGTTTGGTATAGTATGTATGTAAGGTGGTAGAGAGGACTGATCATCTTCTCGGATCCTTACCACTGGCTAATCACCGGTGAAAGAAAAGACATAAGATGATGGGTTGATTCCCCGGATTCGGTTCATCACCCGAGCCTAGCTGGTAGGTTGAGATTGGCGGTTCAATTCCGTCCTCGGGTTCCTAACGATCATAAACTAGAAAGGTGTCTTGAAATGGAATTAGAAGATGTTGAGAGAAGAAAGTCGGCTTTGGTTACGATCTTGAATCAGATGGAGGTACCCGAAGACAATAAGGATTTTCACCCTTCCCGAGCTTCAAGAAACCTACGCTGGCTCCAGCGAAACCTTGCGGTGCAAAACGGAGAACACCCTATGTTTGGGACAGCAATGGTGCTGGTTAGGGATATTTTAAAAAATATTTAAAATAATGCTTGACAATCTGTGTTCTAGATGCTATATTATATATGTACTGATGATGAGGAGAGCTTAAATGGGACTTCGTGAGCGATTGGAAAACTTGGTGACTAACCCCTTGGTTGTGGATTCCACAGACTATGACTTTGCAAAAGGTCTCTTGGAATATTACGACAGGAAGGGTTGCCTTACGTCCGGTCGCCGACCGTGGCTTGATAAGCTTGAGCACAAGTATGATGCTGCTAACTACGTTGATCCTCTTGCGGGTAATCCGCAGGCAAAGGTTATCGTAGATCTTCTCGCAAAAGAGAACGTCGCCGAAGGCGACAAGCGGTTTCTCACCTCTCTTAAGGGTGCCGTCGCCCGCTGGGGTAAACTGACAGAGCGACAATCAGCCGCTCTTGAGCGTATTATGGAGCGTTACTCTGAAGCAGGTCAACAGCGTCGTGCGGTTTGGTCTGAAGTTTACGCAGACCGTCGCCATGAGGCAGTCGCTGCGGCGAACTACTATGCAGCGAACCCACCTTACTATGGTGACTTGGCGGAGCGCATTCTGACAGAGGTTGATTTCGTCCCCACTGAAAAGCAATTCAATGCTATTACTCAAAACAAGTATGCACAAAAAGTAATCAAAGCGACTCTCTCGGAGCCTTTGTTCCCTGCGGGTGCTATGGTAGAGGGTCGTGCATCTGCGAACTATAAGCTGCGAGGCAAAAAAGCATTCGTTCTTAAGGTTAACTACGGTCACGTAACTAATGCGGCAAAAGGGACTAAAAAGTATTTAGTTCTACCAGTTGGTGCTCCCACCCCTCTGGTTGTTGAGGAGCGTGAAATTAAAAAGGTTAAGAAACTAAAGTAAACGATGTTGCAGGGGCGAGTTTCCCCTGCACACTTGTATCTAAAGAAGAGGATATATTAAATGGAAAGAAGAGTTAATATTTCATATGTTATTGATCTGGATGATGTACCGGGCGAAGCAAACAAGCTTGCAGATGACGCAAAACACTGGGCTACTGTGCTCGTTGATGATCTGATGGATATCAGTTTTTCAAAACCACTACCAGAGCTTGCCGAACGAGTGCACTCCATTCGTGAGCGTCTGGCTAGGATTGATCAACGGATAGACGATTGCTATGCAATCACCGTTGGATACCATCAGGCTATTAGCCAACCGGTGGCGCAGCCTGAAGAGCAGGAACACGCTGGCTTGCCCGAAGAGCAGGCGTTACAGGTGGGCGATCTCGCAGAGAAGATTCAACAGTTGCAACGGGTGATGACCCCAACAACGGAGGAGAAGTGATGACGAGGGACGGTAAAGGAGATCTGGTATATATCCCATCCAGTGTAACACTGTACCAGTTAGACGATAACTATGATATGAAAACTAACCACGCTAAGGAGTGGGTACAAGATGACAGCGATTATATAAGAGGTCCGGTGGTTAAATATAAAAAAACAGAAAAACCCATGAATGCCCTCTGCGTTGGTGAGTATGACGCAGGGTATAAGAAAATTATTTATGAGTCTGAAACATGGCTAGTTAGAGAAAGAGATGTTTATTCAGCTAAAAAAGGAGAATTTTAAATGTTTGTTACGTTAACGGAAGTGGTGGAGAACACTACCACTACGAATTTATCAGACAGCAGTAATTCTAGGTACACGTTACGTGAGGTGACGATCAATCCGGAATATGTTGTTTGTGTGCGAGAGGACGCTTCAATGCGCCGAATGTTGTCGGAGGGTCTGTTGCCCAATGAATTGAGCACCACCCATCAGTTTACTAAAGTTTATTTGGACCGAGGTCAGACTGGTATTGATCTTACGGTGGTGGGAGACCCCCAGATTATTGAACAACAGTTGCTGCCAAAGAATAAGGAGCTTTTAAATGGCTGAAAAAATAAAAATTATTACGGTTCAGGGTTGCCCGTGGTGCAAAAGGGCTATTGACTTAGCAGAGCGTCAAGGGTATGATTTAGAGGTTAAGAGGATGTCTTGGGGTGAAGAATTACGAGAAATTCAAGCCAACGAGAGTGGGTGGAAAACTGTGCCTATGGTGTATGTCGGCGACGGAGAGTTGCAGATGTTTATTGGTGGGTATTCGGAGTTTGCGGAGTTTGTGAGGGAAAATGCTGGACAGCAAGAAACTAAAGAGTCTAAAGGATAGAGCGGCAAGGATCAACCAATCTAGTAACTCGGAAGAGCCTACTGGGATCCCGTGTCATTTTTTAAAACAGGGCGAGTTTGAGTCCGTTGTTCCCAACTGGGATGGACCCAAAAAGTGTGGTAATTATCACGGTTCTGTGTGGCACGAGGTACAGGGGTTCGGTACTAGTCATTGGGTTGTTGGTACTCACGTTGTAGTTGATTATGACAAGTACCGCAAGCTGGGAATGACTGACGAGGAGATTTTACGAGGTTGTATTGAATTCTTAAATTGCCCACCAAAGAGGAAAAAGTATGCCAAGCGCACACCCAAGCCCCTTTATGGTCAACTAGGAGATTTGCCTCTGCGACACAAGTTCAAGATCAAGAGTGGTAAGAAGTGCATTATGATGATTCTTGTCACAGATAAGAGAAAAAATAGACACTTCCACGGCGAGGGTCAAAACTATGTCTTACACAATAGAAAGAAGCGAAGAAAGAAAACTACTTGATGCCCAAATCGGTGTTGTTGTGGATTATCTTGAGGACAATGACATCGTTGTTGAGTTCGGCGGCAAGATTAACGGCTTCTTCTATGAGGATGGGTTGATTACGATCACCAACAAGCAGTCCATGCGTTCTAAGTTCTACACCCTACTTCACGAGGCAGGGCACTTCCTTTTGAGAAACAGGGACAAGCGTTTCCTGAACTCTTCAAGGGACAACCGTAGGAAGAATAAAAACAAAAGGGTTGAGATTGTGCACGAGGAGTTTTTAGCTTGGGATACTGGCTTGGAACTTGCAAGAGAACTTAGCCTGCATGTGGACGAGAAAAGCTGGGCTAGTTTTTCCCGTAAGCATCTTTATGACTATATTGCTTGGGCACACAAGCCGTTGGAGTTTGGAGAAAACAAATGAAAGAAGAACAAGAGAAAAAGGTTTCAATACCATTTGAAATTTTCATTGGTATTTGCGCTGATGTTCGGTCGGCAAAGGACATTGCGGCGTTTCATCTTGAGTGGGAGGTGGAGAAGAACCCAGCCTTAACTTGGGAGACTACATCGGTACCTCTTTTGTGTGATTATTATTCTTGCTTGAGTGCCTTGCAAATGCTGCTGGAAGATACTATCCTATCCGAAGATGCAATAACGGATGCTGTGGATGCGGCAGTGGCAAGTAACAAGGAGAATGTTATAATGGTACCACTTGAGGACTTGCAGATGGTTCGTTTACTTATGGAACAGGCGCACAGTATGAAGACTGGCTTGACATCTTCTGGTCTATCAATGGAGGTGCACTAGTGGATGTGTCCGTCGTTGACAGGTTCAAAAATTATAATAAAGATCACTGCTGGCAGTACGAGGTCCGGGTAAACAATTTACCTGAAGACCTCGCATCTGCTGGTATGACCAGTGAAGAGGCAAGCTCTTTGAGGGTGTCAGACTTTATTTTTGAATATGTTGACAAGTCGGATCGTCCAAGGTGCGAAGAGATTAAGTCATTCATTGAGCGACATGAGTGGCTTGGTAAGTTGCCTGCAAGACCAACTCATCGGTTCGTTGCGAGGCTTAAGAAGAGTGGTCTATTAGCTGGTGTTGTTGTTATGTCAACTCCCAATGCGTTCTCGCATCTGTTGGGGAAAGAGAATAGAGATAAAGAAAAATTAATTGCCCGAGGTGCGAGCATTAGTTGGGCACCAAAGAACATGGGTTCGTGGATAGTGTCTTCATCCGTCAAGTGGATGGTGAAGAATACAGACTTCAGAGTTTTCACGGCTTATTCAGACCCAGAAGCAAAGGAGCTTGGTACGATTTATCAGGCTATGAACTGGATTTACTTGGGGCAGACCAGTGGAACTATCAAACAATACTTTGACCCGAAGCGACCCAAGGCTGGCTGGTTCAGTGATCGTGACTTTCGTAAGCGTTCAAAGTATAGAATCTATGCAGAGAACGTCGGCTTGAGCAGAGAT